TGCGCGCCTGTCACCCCATTCGAGCAGAGGTTGTACATGTGCCGCATCGCCGCCTGGAGGTTGTCGAAGGCGGTGCTGCTCTTGGTCCCCACACTCTGCTGGTTGCGCCAGAAGGAGAACGCCGACCTCGAGATGCCCCCGACCGTGCCGGTCGCCGGAGTCGAGCTGACGATGTACTGCAGCCCGCCCATCACCTTGCCGCCCGTGCCCAGCCCGTCCCCAAACATGTCCGTGTTCATGACGCGCTTGAAGGTGTTGCGGAGGTTCTCGAGCTTCGCGTCGAGCAGGGCGAACTTCCGGCCCGAGCCCTGGTTCTTCGCGCGCTCCAGTTCACTCATGACGACCGTGCCCGCGTATTCCTTCCACGCGAAGGAGAACTCGTCGAACACGTCAATCCTGGTGGTGTCCAGGAGGTCGAGGTCGGTGTACGCCTTCACCGTGGTGTTGATGGCGTACTCGATGCTGCCGTTGATGCTGCGCCCGCCGTCAATCGACTTGAAGCCCCCGCCCTCTTGCATCCGGTTCAGGAGCCAGTAGTCGTTATGGCAATATGACCCCGCAGCTTCAGATATACCTGCGGATTGGACTATGGCTTCACCCATCACCGAGGCCAGTATCAGGGCCAGGATGACCGGGGCTCCTCGCTTAGTCTCTACGGGCGGCGGCATTACTGCAGCCTTCCCACGGCGTTGCCCTCACGGGTGTTCACCGTTTTCAGAGGAGATTCAGACAGGTCGTTACCGGCCTGCTGCACCCTGGTCGAATAGTCGTTGAGATACTCAATGGCACGCGCAAGCCACGCGACGTTGTCTTCCATCTGTCCCAGTGCAACATTACAGGACCGACACAAAACGCCACGCACTTCTCCCGTGGAATGGTCATGATCCACGCACATCGTCTTGCGACGACTAGAGCAAATCGCACAAACGTTGTTCTGACAGAGCAGAAGGACATCGAAGTCGTCAGGCGTGATGCCGTACTTCTTCGCGAAATGCCACTTCCGTAGTGTCTCGATTCGCCGGTCACGATTTGCCGCGTACCAAGCCTTCGTTCTTGCCCGAATCCGATCGCGGTGACGGAGATAGTAGGTACGTGCCCACACCCGCCGCTGCTCCGGTGTCCTGACAGGAATCGACATGGCTCAACTTTTCAACCCTTAATGTTGTCTTCCGGTTTCGTACCAACCACCGCTTCCCATGCGTGGGCGATGGTTTGGCCGACGTTTGGATCTGCCATGACTAACACTCCTGCCCCTTACCGTCTGGCCGCTGAGTCTGCTGCTTTGAGCGCGTCTTCAAACGACTTCGGGCGTGAGGCATGGGCCACTGCTCCCGTACTTGGATTACGGGCAGAGGCCGCGGCTTTCTGGTTGAGGGAAGACAGCAGTTCCGTCTTGGCGTTGGAGGAGAGTGACGGCAGCACGCGCGTGGCGAGCACCTGGATGTACGCATCGCGAATCGCCTGCCCTACCAGATGGTCTGGCATGGCCGGCATGGCGCGGAAGACCTTCTCGATTTCGGCCTTCTGCTCCTTGAAGTACGGCAGGCGGTTCATCTCGGTCAGCGTCGAAGTCGCGAAAGAGTTCGCGGCTTGCGTGGCTGCGATGAGGGTGTCCCGCTGCTGGCGCGTCTCCATGTCTGCACGGAGGGGCTGCAGTTCCTGCCGGACCTGGCTGAGGAGTTGGTTGCTCAGCCAGCGATCGCGCTCGGCCAGCTTCTGCGCCGAATACCAGGAGTAGCCATCGACCACGATGTCGGGCTGGGGCTCCTGGGCCTCGGCGGCAGGTTGGGCGTGGCCGTTCCCCCCGTTGCCGCCGGGCCGCGTCGCAAGGATTTTCGCGACATGGCTGCGGAGCTGGGGGGCGTACTGCGGGTGGTTCTGCAGATCGTCCAGCGCCCCGAGGACGAAAGAGACGGGGTCTGCAGCCCACTGGTTCGCGAGGTTCGACAGGGCCTGAAAGCGTTCAGGACCCATTTGCAGGGCCCAGCCATACTGCTGGCTGAGCGACTGCTGTGCCTCGTCTCGCGCCCGCGACCGGGTGTTCTCGAGAATCGCCTTGTGCCGCTCGTACGGAAGGGGCCCCGCGGTGGGATCCCACTCCTCCTGTGGCTGAGGGGAACTGCCGTCACCTGGCGCCGGTTGTGTCGCCACCGTCGCGGGAGTGCCAGGATCGGATGCGAGTGCGGCGGTAGAGGGGGACGGGGCCTCTGTCGCGCTGGGGGACGGGGACTCGGCAGGGGCAGACGAGGTGTCCGCACTGGCCGAGGCCGATTCCAGCGCCTGCCCGAAAGTCGGGCGGGTGTCGTCAGGCATGCCGACGACGGTATGAGGCGCGAAATGTCAATGCAAGGGAGTCCTCAGTTGAAGGAGAATGCGCCATGCCTGATGAGCCGCCCGTCCCCCCGTTCGACGCGCAGGCGATCCGCGAGCGGCTGGATGCGCCTTGGAAGTACCACTCAACGGACTATCAGACCGATCTCCGCGCCTGCCTCGCCCGCATCGCGGAGTTGGAGCGGGAACTGGACGAATTTGTGAACTTGTGAGGCTCACAAGACGTTCTTGTACCGGCGCGTCATGCACCCGCACTCAACCACCAGCTCCTTGTCGTCCGGGGCGTTGTTGGCGCGCACCCCATCCGGCTGGCCCGTCGCGTGGCAGCGGAGGCAGTAGAGGGAGAGGCCGAGGCGCCGGAGGACGGGTTCGATGGCGATGAGGAGTTCGACCTCGCGCCGGGAGAGGTCCATGCGCTCCAGCTTGGTGGTAATCACGTCGGGTTCTCCTCTGGCTCGACGCTGAAACTCCCCCGCTCCGTGATGGTGATGCTGAGCGTCTCCACGTCCGCGCTCGGCTCCCGGTGAATCAGCCGTCTCTCTCTTCCCACCAGTTCGGCGGCATCGTCCAGCGTCTTCTGCGTCACGGTGTCCCAGTTCGACGTGAGCGGTGAGCCAGGGCGGTGGCGCACGTAATCCACCAGGCCGCGCTCCTTCATGATCTGCCGGCGCTGCGTTTCGGAGTAGACACGCACGGGATCGGGGCCGAGGTTCTCGATGGTCTGGCCCCCGCGAATCGAGTCGGAGACGACGGTACCTGACGGACGCCCGTGCGGACAGAACGGCCAATCCCCGATGGTGTAGTGCGTGCCACACTTCTCGCAGGTGGTCACTGCTGCTTCTCCCTGTGCTTCAATTCGTCCAACACGGCATTCAGATATGCCCGATCTTCTGGCAACGTCAGACGCAGTTCATGCTGCAACAGGACGAGTTCTCTATCGGAACACCGCTGAAGGAACCCATCTGGAAATGGCGATTGGGACGTAAGGGATGTTCCTGATGGTTCAGCCATGCGCCTCTCGCTATTCTCCTCGTCGCAAGGCAGGCACCTCATCCCCACGAATGTCACCGGGGCAGCGACACTTCCCAGCGGGGAGAGGGTGCCCCCCTGCGAGCGAACTAAAACCGCACCCGCACACCGACGCGCGACGGCGCCGCGATAATCTGCACGCGCTGGCCGCCATACGCCATCATGGCGCCGCCTCCAGCACTGACGAGGATCCCGAAGATCTGGAGCCCCACGTTGTTCTTACAATCCGCGATGACGAGCCGCGTGTGGGCCGGGTCCGTATTACATGGCGCCAGATCCCGCCCGAGACGGGTGGAGGGATCTTCCAGCGAGAGATCCGACTGCTGTGCCCACGTCATCGACGCGATGATGGCGATGGATCCGCCAGCGACCAACGCGGCCCCCGACCAAAACAGGGCAGGACTTGCCATAGCGGTCGTGTAGCGGCCAGGCGGCAGCGTGCCTGTCCCGTACTGATGCGCCACACTCTCGGCAATCGGGCCCTGTGCGGCGAGGGGCGTACTCACCAGCAGGACCAGCACCGTCGTCAGGATCTTCATGGTTGTCCACTCACCGCAATCGAGATGACGAAACCGCTGCCCCGCGCCTCGCGCCACAGCACCCCGTCCACAAACACTTGGACTGTCAGGCTCCCGTCGATGAAATTGTCCAGCGGCGCCTCCGCAGCCAGGTACAGAAACGGGTGCAAGTCGTCGCTCTGGTAGCTGATGACCCACGGGAGATCGGTCTTGATCTGGGTGGTGCCCTGGACTGAGCTGAAGTACGTGATCTGCGTCGCGGGGATATCGCCCGTCACGCGGTACTGCACCGTCAGCGTCTTCGGCGGCGGCGGGACCGGCGTGGGCGTCGGCGTCGGGTCAGGACGCAAGTCGTTGGTCGTCTTGTCGCTGCACCCCGCCCCGGACAGGACCAGCGCCGTGACGAACGCGAGGGCAAACAGGCGCGATGTCATCGATCTCTCCCGTTGCCCCGCAGGAGCAGGGTTTGTACCAAGATGAAGGCGAGCGCGATTCCTGCCATTGCGAGCAGGCATCTCACTGCGGCTGTTCAGCGAGGCCAGACCCGCCGCCTGGGAGTTGCCCGCTGCGGTCGGCCTCGTGCTTGTCCAGCGCCTGGGTCTTCTCGGCGGCGCCGGGATGCGTGGTATTCGGCGGCGCCTGCGAATCCTTGGGCGGCGTGATGTCGTCCGGCAGCGACCCCATCTCCGTCGCACGCCCCGCCAGCATGACCGCGTTCTGCATCGCGTCGGGCGAGATTTGGTACCCCGACTGCTGCAGAATCTCGAGCGCGAACGGGAACTGCGGGAGCCGCGGGTCCAGATCAGATGCCTGTATCCGCACTTGCACGTTCGGCTGCGGAGGCCCAGGCGGGGGCGGCGGCGCGACGAGTTTGTCGGGGTTGAAGCCCCATTTCGTCGCGAGGCGTCGGGCGAGTTCCATGCGGTTGATGAACGGGTCGCGGGCGGTGAGGTTGTAGAACGCGAGATCCTGCTGGCGGTCGGCGGCGGCGTCGATGTGGACCTGGGAGTCGGGGCGGATGGAGTACGCGAAGCGCCCCGCGATGTCTTCCTTGTTCCACTGCAGCCAGACCTTGCTGCCGTCGTCCCCGATGATGTGCGTGACCTGGGGGCGATCCGAGAAGCGCTGCACGAGAGCATCGAGTTTTCTTACCCCGGCGCAGAAGAAGGCGACGACCATCTGCTGCTCGCCCGCCAACCGCGTGTCTACAGACGCCTGCATCGTCGAAATCTCCGTCGCGGTGCGACGGGTTTGATTCGGGGAGCCGGCCTGATTCGGGCCCAGCGCCAGAGTCCGATCGATGTCGCGTTCAATCACGTCCTGCCCCATGTACGTTTCCTGCGAGAGCTGGGGCTTGTTGCCGGGGATGACCGGAGGCGTCGCGCTGTTGAGGCGCCCGCCCTCGACGGGAATCATCGGGCCGTACTTGCCGGACGTGATGCGCTCGATCTTCTCGGGCGGGAGGATGTCCTCGTCGTAGAAGGCGTACGGGATGGAGGCGTCGCGGGATTTGAGGATTTGCGCGCGGTATTGGTTCAGTTCGTCGGTGAGAGGCCGCGTCATGGCCGAGTCGGACGGGACGTGGTTGTCGTCCGGCACGTCTCGGAGCATGAGGACGTGGATGGGATAGCCGAGCATCGAGTCCCCGGTCAGCCGTCCTTCGGCATCAAGCGACTGATAGGGGATCCACCGATGGCGTACCTCTTGATCCAATCCCTGAAGGAATACGCACTCGGCAATCCGCTTCGGATGGAAGGCTTGCGGGTCCAGCGTGGGCCCGTAGTAGTACATCTGGATGCCCGAGACGAACGGGTCGTACTTGTTGCCGATGCCGTCGTTGCGCTGGTCCTCGTCGCGCATCGGGGTCGTTTCGCGCTTGGTGGCGCCGCGGTAGTCCTCAGGGATGCCCTTCCCGTACTCCCGCCTGGCTGCACTGAGCGGAATCTTGAACTTGATGGCGAGCCACGGGGCCTTGTCGAAGTCGGTACTGCGGAAGTCGGCGGGCACCATCAACGCCTTCGGTGACAGCCTGGACCAGAAGAACTCCTCGTAGACGGGAACCTTGGCGATGGTGGGCATCATCGTCATCGGATCCAGCGTCTCGACATCTTTCGTGTAGCTGGTGTACCCGATGTGCGTGACGCCCCACCCTGCTGGTACCAGTACGTCGAGGATCGCGGACTGCAGCGTGCGTTTCGCGTTGACACCGTCCGGCGAGAGGATCTGGTTGAGGATGGTCTGGTGCAGGTTGATGGCCATCGAGAGGCGCTGGTCCTGCGTGCCTTTCCCGTCCGGGGTGGGCATCGACGCGAGCACGAGGTCGGACAGGGGCTCGGTCGGCGTGAGCTGGATCTGCGCGGTGTCGAACCAGAGTTGCGCCTTCTTCTGCTCGGCCTGGCGGAAATCGACGTTGGTGTTGACCTGGTAGTCCTCGCGGTCCTTGCTCAGTACCTCAGGAGGAGGCGCGTAGGAGTCGAGGTTCTTCTTCCAGAGGGTGGCGTACCGCTCACTTTCCGTATCTGACGCGGCAAACCAACTCTTGATCGCGCCGCGCTGGTCGTCGGTGAGCGGCGGCAACTCGAGCGGTTCCGGCGGCGCGGGAGGAGGGGGAAGCGGGGGCGCCATCGGTCCTGGCGGCAGACCGCCCACCTGACGCATCGGATCCAGTGTCGGGTCAGGGAGTGCGGGAGGGGCGTCGATGGTCGGTGGGTACATGAGCAGCTATCGTCCCTGTTTGCGCCAATACCGGGAGCCGGGGTGGCGGTCCCCTTTCGTGCGGAGATAGCCGATGGTGTTGGGACCGAAGGTTGATTGCAAGGCAGTCCTCACCGGAGACGGGCGCGACATTAGGCCATACCGAGCCGCGTCGATCGCGTGGTCGTCCCCTTCCGTCCAGACATCGTCTGGATCTTTGGGATCAGAGATGAGGCTGGGAATCGTGCGGCGCAGATAGCGGCACGAGGGGTTGATGGTCATCCACGGACGGCCATCCGGGGCGCGCGAGAACCAGTGGCGTACACGCTGCCACCCGAGCTGGCGCGCGTTATCCCCCGCCTGGCAAGGGACATGGGCTCGCGCAAAGGTCTCGGCCACGGATTGCCCGATGTGGCCGGTCTTCGAGAACGTCGAGGGGTCCATGACGGAGTACGAGACCTTCCAGCCGTAGTCGCGTGTCTCCCGATCGATCTTTTCCGCGACATCCTGCGCGAGCGTCTGTTGAAAGCGGTACTCGTGGGCAACGTGGAGGTGGCCGTCTGGGAGAATCGCAATCCACAGGCAACATCCCGGCGCGTTGTACCCCCAATCGAGCGCACGGATGACGCGGGTGTCTTTGGGCAACTCGAGGCGTTCAATGTGGCCCCCGTTTTCGACAGGCCGGTCGGAAAACTCGGGAAAGAACTGCCCCGAGATGGCCGACCAGTCGCCGTTGAGGAGCTGGTTGCGGCGCTGCGGCGGGAGCGGCCCGAGGCGCTTCTCGTAGGTGCGGAAGGTGCCGTCCGCGTCCATGAGGTACGGGTTGTCGTAGAGGCGCGCGGGGATGTACGTGAAGTCGCGGGGGTCGTAGAAGGGGTCGTCGTCCTTCGAGATGGTTTTGGTGATCCAGCGGTCCACGACGTAGAGGGTGTGGGCGCCGCCGGGGTTGGAGGTACACCGGACGAGGGCCGTGACGCCCTCTTTGCTCGAGCGGGCGCGGGACATGATTTCGATGGCCTGGGACTGCTCGAAGGTCGCGAGTTCGTCGATGCAGATTTCGTCGTATTCGATGGAGAGGAAGCGGAGTTCGTCGCCGGGGTGCTGGCAATGGCCCCCGCGGATGAGGGAGCCGTTGGGGAAGCGGATTTCGTTCTCGACGACGCGGGCGCCGAAGATTTCGACCTCACGCCTCGCTAAGTCGAGGTGGTGCTCGAACAGTTCCGTGGCGAGGCGGCGCATGAGGAGGACGCGGTACCCCGCGAGGGCGAGACAGCGTTTGTAGGCGTCCCAGCGCAGGCCGGTCGATTTGGCCCCGCCGGCGGCCCCGCCCCAGAGGACGTTGGGCGTCGTCGAGTTATGCAGCAGTACTCCTTTCGGGGTGGGTTGGTACAACCACCGAATCGTCCCCCCTGGAATGACCTTGCCGCGCTTGTCGGTCTGGGGGATGCCGACGCCGTACTTGTCGCGGTCGATGCCGTATTGGGCGATGTCGGCGGGGGCCCAATGCGCGGTGGCGAGCCAGTGCTCCCAGTGGGGCCAGGTCCAGCGGGAGACGTGGGGCCAGGATGTGAGGCCGGGGGGCGGGGGGAAGTACGTGACGCCTTCGACGAGTTGACCGGCCTCGACAATGGCGCGGAGAGGAGACGGGGAAGGCGCGACGGACATGCCCTCCCCGCCTGCACGGTACGTACCCGTACCCGCGAGTACGTACCAGGAGTACTACCCGGCGGGATGCGAGCCGGTCGGCATCTCGGGCTCAGAGACGACGTTCACGATCAGCTCAATCGAATCCCAGGCGCCCTGCGCGTACATCACCAGTGTCGTGGGCTCCTGGTTCGCGAGCAGCCGCACGATGTACAGGTTCCCCTTCTCGTCGAGGGTGTACCCGACATCGAGGAAGTCGCGCGTGCCCCCGCCTGGGGTTTTCACGCGATGCGGGGCGCCCACCAAACGGTTGCGGAGGCCGGCGTGCTTCGGAGCGGCTTGTTTCTTCACAGACTGTCGTGGCATGGTGATCTCCTCCTGGTCAGCCCCGCCGCGCAACGCCCTTCTTCGCCGCGAGGCCGTCAGGAAGGCAGGGTGTGTACCCACTCCACAACCACTGGCGGTGGGTACACCCCTGCTGCGCGGGTCCTAGTCGTCAGCCGGCGCGTCAGGCACCGCCGGCACCTCGTCCTTCACAAACACATCCACCCAGTACCCAGGCGCATGGGACCGCATGATCTTCTTGTTCAGGAAAAACGTGATCACGCCGCTGTGGGTGTTGTAGCCGGTGACCAGCAACGATTCGGTACGCCAGTCGCCATCGACCGGACGCCAGGTGAAGTCCACGAACTTCAGGGTGGGGGGCGGCTTCTTCGTCGTACTCCGCTTGCGGCGCGGCACAGCGCTCGGCATGGCGATACACTCCTTTTCAACGCCACACCCAGTGCAGGGCGAGTACCACTCTGAGTGAAAGGGGTAATGGTTAGTACAGATATGGGGTGTACGTACATACTGCTTTAGCGTGAATGCTTGAGCTGTTTACTGTTTACACTTTCCACTTTCGCCATACACCTGGTTCTCTACTCTTACTAGAGTAGAGAACCAGATCCCTACCTCATCCTGTAAACACCTGTTTACAGCACTCGTTTACAGGCCTGTATTTTAGACCTTTCGCCAAACTCAACTATTCATTTTGCACCAATTTGGGGCATGCCGTCGGTTACCGAGAGGAGAAAGTCCAGCGTAAGGCTGTGGAAAAGTGCCACGGGTACGTACCTAACTCAGCAGTATGCCGAACATGCTGACGAGGTGTTGTGGCCCTCACCCACCAGGTGCCCGCCCTCCCTCGCCCTGACATGCCACCGCCACGGCGGGCGAGGCTCAATTGGGCGATCGGTCGCCCTTCGGTAGACGTGCGCTGGCCGGCCCAATCTGGCGGCAGAGGCAACCGATGATAGAGGGGCTATCAGCAGTTATGGCAGTAAGTAGTAGAGAGGGAAGGTAGTTAGTAGATGAGGTAGGTGGCTGTGCACACCTGGTGCACACGAGCGGGGGGCATGTACGGACTCGGCCTAGGCCGAGACTGCCGAAAACGGCCTGGGATCCTACCCTTGATCGGGCTCGTTGTTACCTTTGGTAACACTCAGCGCCTCTTGGCGCGCGGTGGTTACGGTGTCGATCGTGATGACGGGTTGGCCTGTTGGGAGGCCTGGCAGGCTGGTGTTGACGATAACAATAGAGGGCCCGGCGTTGCGTTGGGATTCGGGAAGTGGGTCGATGCTACCGGCGTGCATGAGCCAATCTTTTGTGGGGCGGTGATCGCCTCGAGTGGCGGCGACCTTCATGGCTTTGAGCCATTGCATGAGAGCTGGGGCGGCATAGGCCGACATCAGATCTGCAGCACTTTTGGTGGCGGCGATGCAGGTGATTCTTGCTGTGGTTTCGTTGCAGCCGGCCTGAGCGGCGAGTTCGCGATAGGACCATTCGGGATGGGCTTTGTGGAGTTCGAGGAGTTGATAGCGATCGACAAGGGTTAAACGGATACCTGGGCCGCGGCGGGCTTTCGGTGTGGGCCGAGGGGTACCGTTTGGGGCACGGCGTGATTTGGCGGGCATCTTCCGATACCTTCGCTTTCCCTTCAAGAAAATGCAAGGGAGTGATATCTAGTGCTTGACACCAGATAATCACTCGGCTATCATTTGGACATCGGCAATCACGCCGGCCCGAACAAGGGTTGAGAGCAGATGGCTATGACGCAGAATCGGACGTTTGACGAAGGCCGCAAGGCACAGGGGTTTCGCGACCAGGCCCACCTCGACGGATTTTACGCCTACTACGACCACACGACGAGCTGTGCAGACTGCGCGGCCCTGGTGGGCCGTGCGTGGGTCGATGACGGCTACATGGACACCAGGGGCGACTGTGACACGGCGAAGGCGCTGTATCGGGAGTCACTCTAATGCGCCGCCCAAAGAACGCTGCAGAGCGCGCCGCGTTGCGTCCGGTGTACATCCCGAAAGACGCGCGGTGCGTGCTCGAGCACACGAATGGCAGCGCGTGGTGGAGTTACGAGCTGGCCGGGAAGCTGTACGGGATCAGCTTCTGGGGGACGAGTGCCAAGCCGCAGAGTCACTATCGGTACTCGACCGAAGAGCGACGCAACGAAGCCATTCAAAGGTTCCGCGAATCGGTCGAGCACTCGCTGACGTTCAAGCAGGCCCAGCGCGCGAAGAAAGCGGAATGGGTGAATCCGCTGAAGGCTGGCGACATTCTGTACACCTCGTGGGGATATGACCAGACGAACGTGGAGTTCTTCGCGGTGACGCGCGTCTCAGGCAAGCGGGTGTGGGTGCGCGAGATTGCCGCCGACTACGAGGGCACGGGATTCATGAGCGGCAACACCTGGCCTGCAATGCCGATTCTGTTTATCGGTGAAGAAACGATGCACGTCGCGCAGCCGAGCGGCGAACGTGGCGCCTACGTGAAGATCAGCGACTGCCGGACGGCGTGGCTTGAGACGGGCCGCGTACACAACACGACAAGCTACGCATAAGAGGAGCACATGACCACATCGCAAACGATCCCGTACACGCCCGACGAGTGGACCGACACTCAGCGCGATTTGCATCACGCGCTCGACCTAGACACCGCGTTTCATCACGCGAGTTGTCTCGCGGGCGGATGGTACAGGCGCCCGATCAGTATCGATATGCGCGTCACGCCTGAGAACGACGAAGAGTACCAGATGCGCCCGTCAGACATCGCGCCGGATGCCGGGTGGACGCGCGTCTATACCGTGGAGGCGCACCGATAATGGCGGCATACATCCTGCGAAACATCGATCCCGAGTTGTGGGCGAAAGTGAAGCGGCGCGCGGCGGGGGAAGGGAGAGGGTTGCGCTGGGTCATTCTCACGTTGATCGAGTACTACGCGGAGAAGGGGTTGCCGCGCGCGGTGGCAGAGAAGGCAGAGAAGGGAAACCAGTCATGACAAAAGACGCGGAGGGCGAGGTCAACAACGCGCTGCTGAGCGCGATCGGATGGTTGATGACGCTGGTGTCCGGCGTGATCGTGCTGGCCATCTGCGGCGCGGTGGGCGTGGTGGTGCTGGGCGTGCTCAGTTGGGCGTGGCGGCAACTCTGAACGCGCGCATCCAATAGAGAAAAGAAACCAATGATCAATCGATACCGACTGACCGTCTTCAACCGTACTGGCAGCGTCGTAACGGACCAGGATACGTATACCGACTATCTGCGTTTGACCGAGCACGCAGACGCCTGGTGCGTGCACAGGAACACTGGGCAGGTACTGGTACGAGTGACAGACACGGGCGAAGTGTTGAGAAATGATGTGACGTACAGGAGAAGGCAAATCGACGCGCGCAAGCGACTCGCCTAAGCCGGAGGCGTGGCGACACCAGGAGCGACTCGTACTAAGCGGTGCCGGCGCCGTGCTTGCGGGTGGTCAGCACCTTGAGCACCGCGTCGCGATCGTCTTTGGTGAGGGTGAGCGCGAGGGTGCCGGCGGGAGGCGATTCGATAGCGGCGCCGAGCAGTTCCCAGGCGCGGCGGTGCAAGTCCCCGAGAGTCAAGCCGTAGAAGTCGGCCAGCTCGATCTGCGACCGTACCGTGATCTCCGGGGCGCCGCGCTCGAGGCGTCGAATCGTGGCCCTGGACACCTTCCCGCGCGTCTCGTCTGCGATCTCGGAGACGGTGCGCTTGCCGCGGGACTCGACAAAGACCAGCCCGAGGGCGTGCAGGTAGTCGGTAGTCGTAACGTGCGTAGATCGCGTGGACATAAGGCCGCCCCACGATCGTTGATCAGGTACACCCCGAGCGTAGACCTCGCGCCAAAGATTAGCAAGATGGGCAATGTTTCAGCGGGGCCGTTACAGCGGGTACGTACCGAGTGTGCACGGAGTCAAAAAAATGCGAACCCCAGCCGCAGAATTCGGTTGATCGAGGTCAGTTACAGGCGTAGTGTGTCGCCTTCGCTCCTGCACGGTACGCGTCGGTCAAGCGTGCCGCGAAGTCGGAAGAGAGTCCCAGGACGGATCGTCGTCGCCGGCGGAATAACGGGACGCCAGACAGGCTCAGGAACCTGCTCGACGCCCCTCGCCAATCCCCAGGTCGAGCCGGGGAGGGTTAGCCATGTTGTACCGAAAGCCCCGCGCGCGCGTCAATGCAGGGAGGGCCCGTACGTGACTCCCCGGATTGACAACCCTCCCTGCGTACTCATTCGGATTGTGATCAGCCCGCAAGAAGGCCGCGGCGAAGTGCTGGCGGTGTATGTGGACTCGCGCACCGTGAGCAGCCCCGAAGTCGCGGTGTACTCCCTCACGCACGACACCTGGCGCGTCGAGCATCATCGGCGGCTGATGTGGCACACGCGGCGCGCGAATCCTCTGGAGCGGGCCGAGGCGATGGAGGTGCTCGCGCGGCTCGGAGAAGTGGTGCGGATCCTCCAGGCGGCGCCGCCCGTGATCGTGAAAGCGGATCGTCCAGACGAGGTGCATGCTGCGGGACGCAAGCGCGGGAAGTAGCGGTACGCAACGTGCGAGCACTAAACCGTCCACGGCACCGCATCCTGCGTGACGTACTACGCGGCGGGTTCCTGACTGGTGGCTCGCCCAGGTCGTTACGTGCGGGGCCGTGGACATGATGAAGGACGAAGACGATGAGTCCCACTGAACCAGAGACGGTCGAGGCCGTCGCCACACTCGCCGCGACGTTCAAGGACGTGAGCCAGATGGTGCTGGCGCACTATCCACACGATCCCATGCGCTACACGCTGACGATGGTGAAGATCCTGGAGTACGGCATGGAGAAAGTCAGGGAGCAATGGGCGAAGGAACGGCAGGCCGCACACGGGCGCGAGATGTGACGAGGGAGAGAACGAAATGACGACACCCGATGCCACCGATGCGCTTGCCACCCTCGCGGCGAAGCTCGATGAAGTGAGCGAGATGCTCGAGGCGCGGTACCCAGAAGATGACGTGCGGCGCACGTTTGCGCTCGTGTTGATCATGGACTTCGGACTGCAACGGATGCGCGAGCAATGGACGCGGGAGCACCAGCAGGCGCACGGGTGTGAGTTGACCGAGCAGGACCGCCGACGCCTCGACTACGCGCACTACGTGCAGCACATTGTGAACCGTGAGTCGGAGCGGTGAAAGGCGGTGACGGGCAGGCGCCTCTTCCGCTGTCTCCCAAGGCTCCACAGCCGAAGAAGACCGGAAGCAGTGCGACGGCGCCCTGCGCGTTTCGCGCGACGGTGGCGTTGAAGGCCGCGGGCCTGGACATCTGTGATCGGAAGCCTGAGAAGTATCGGTGCGTCGGGGATCTCTACCTGGCGGGCTACCTGCTGATTCTCGAGCATGAGGCGACCGGCGGCGACGATCCGGTGCTCGCGACGGTGAATGCGTGCCGGCTGACGGGAGAGATTGACCGGGTCGATCAGATGTTGACGGAAGGGCTGGAGAAAACGATCGAGGTGGTGAAGCGGTGCGTCGCGCGCGGGTTGTCTGAGGAGGCCCACGAGGTCTACGGGGCCCAGATGGAGCACTTCCTGAAGATCCGGCACGCGGGCTGGCGCAAGGAAGCTGTGCGGCTGATGGAGGCCCAGGTCAAGCCCCTGCTGCCCAAGCGGAATGCCCTGAACCTGCGGATTGTGGCGAAAGATAGCAATAAGTCCTGATAGATGATATAGTCGAGCTTGAAAGGAGGGTGCCCGATGCGTCCAGGCACTCACGTCGAACCGGAGTTTGTGGAAATCGCGGAGCTGGGGGTCCTCGTCGGCATCGTGCATCCGATCCCGAATGACCCCGACCCCGACCGCACCCGGCTGAACCAGATGCAGAAAGTGTATCGGCTCACCAATCGCCCAGGCTTTCCCGTCATCCGCATAGGAAGCCGCTTGTACTTCGACCGAGCCGCCGTCGTCGCTTACATGCGTTCAGGAGCGCACCAGTCATGCCGAAACCAGTCACAAGCCGTTTCTCCGACGATTCTCCGTTCGCTCTCCCAGGACTAGCGCAGTTCCCGAAGAAGAAGGCGCGGCGATCGTCCTCGCGCGTCCCCACGGGGTTCTACCGCCGCAAGGGGAAACTCGTGTGGCACTTCCGCAAGGTGATCGACGGCACGCTCTACAACAAGTCCACCGGCTTCGACGAGTTGAAGTTGGCGGTGGCGTGGAGCGAGGATTTCGTCAAGGCCACCCGCGAAGGCAATCTCGGGTGGGACTCGCGCGGCATCCCCACCGTCAAGGAGTTCTTCGACACCAAGGGACGCGACACCACCTACGACAAGTGGATCCTCCCCTTCGTGAAGGCCCACGCGCACATCAAGATCACCCAGATCACCAACGACACTTGCCGCGCGTGGATTGCCACACGCCTCAGTACCGTGACCCACTTCAAGCGCCCCTTCTCGCCCAACACCGTCCGCACCGAGTGCGCGTGGCTGCGGGCGTTCTTCAGCCGCGCGGTCGGCGCCAGGCGGTTCCTGCGCGAGAACCCCTGGGCGATGGCGCACCCCGACGACAAGGTGAAGGTGCCCAAAGGGCCCCCGCGCGATCGGAAGCTGGAGATCGAGGAGGAGCCGGATTTCCTCGCCGCGCTCGATACCCTCAACCCGATGGTCGGGCGCATGGCGCGCATCGTCATCAGCTCAGGGTTGCGGCGCGGGGAAATCTGCGGCCTCCAGCCGGCGATGATCCTGCGCGGCGCCCTGCACTTGCCCGAATGGCTCACCAAAGGGAACAAGCCGCGCACCGTCCCCGTGGTGCCCGAGATCCTCGCCATGCTCGAGGCGCAGCGGGTGCTGCGGGGGCTCGACGCGCGGGCCGGGGGCCCCGACGCGCGGACCCAGGACCGGCTGTTCCCCATCAACCAGCAGTACTTCGCGGAGGTCTTCCAGAAGGCGTGCAGGGCCGCGCGGATCGCCCCGACCCTCACCCCGCACGATCTCCGGCGCACCTACGCCAGCCGGATGGCCTTCAAGGTGCCGCCGAAGGTGCTGATGCTGCTCATGGGGCACTCGGATCTGAAGGTCACGATGGCGCACTATGTGGACGTGAAGGAGGCGCAGTTGCTGGCCGTGGTGACGAGCGCGGGACGCATACTGGCGGGAGACGGGCGTACAGCAGATGTGCACCAAGTGTGCACGGACGCGGAAACTCGCTAAATCCTTAGGAAAAACCCTCAATCTGGGGCTAGACGACATAGGGTCAACATTGAGGGTTTCCTTAGGGTTTATATGGTTGAGTTTGAACGGGTTAGGTGTGGTTTCTAATGACGACCGGAGACACCGCAATAGGACTCAATAACAGGTGAAATCACGGGTCAGGTGTGCAAAATGTGTGCACGCCTGGCCCCGGTACCCACACGATGAAAGGACCAGCCGATGCCACCCCGCGCCGACTCTCGAGGAACCCGCTGACCGTGCCTG